ACCACCGCCAGCGAATACACAGCCAAGAAGTCGTTGGGGCACGACAAGTACTTGTTGTTGGTCGAGGTCACGCCCATCACGTTTTTACGGATTGACGGAAACTGCACCGTGTTGAAGATGCGCTGCTCGGCCTGCTGCACGAACACCGGGATGTTCGCAACAAAGTCCTGCTCAAAGTTCTGCGTGTAATCGCAGATCGCAGCTTGCAACTCGGTGTAGTTCATCCGTTACCTCAAGCCATTGGGCCACGGGCCATGACGCCCTTGGTGGCCGCGCCAGTGCCGCGAATCTTGATACCCGAAGTTTTGACGTCATCACGGGCGGGATTACCCGCGCTCACGCGAGCAGCCAATGTACGTGGGGACATTTGTTCTGCGGACATATTGTTTGGGTCTTGCATGGCTTTTGCGCCCGTGCCGGACTTGCCACCCATTGTGTGGGGTTTGGCGTAGACGCTGGCGGGACCAACTTCTTTACCCATCATTTTTTGACTGAATTTAGCCATGATTAGCCTCGCTTTTGGTTTGCCACTTTGGCCAAACCACGGCCCATGGCTTTCATGTCGGCATTAGTTTTGCCACCTTTACCCTTGATGCCTTTACCTTTTAGCGCGGCTACCGTAGGGCCACTATCGCCAAGGTTTCTACCCTCGGTCTTACCCTTTTTAGCAATGCCGTCTGCAGATCGTGTGAATGCCATAATGGACTCCTTTAATTCGTCACTACCGTGACTGTACCAAGATTTGTCTGACAAACCAAGTTATTTGGCGTCAGCGGTGTGTCAAAAAAGCTGGCTCCGCCAACTGGATTCCAGCCCCACTGAATGTCCCGGCTACCGCCTGTTGGAAAGCCCGCTACGTTCGGACCTGCCGTCACATATGTGGTGTCTCTACGTGGGTTGCGCACCGCCTGCGGATCATCCACCGGATACATACCCAACTGGAGCTGCGGTTGATCTGGGTCCCAGCATTCTTGGCAAACCAAGAGGTTGTACGTCTTGGTTTTGATGATCTCGGAGCGTAGCTTTTTGAGCTTGAAGCGGAAACCACAACGATCGCACTGGGCGATCGAGTTCTTGGCGCTGGCAAACCGATTACCCATTTACGTACCGCCCCCGATGTACTGCTGTCGAGGAACAAAGCGTACAGCGGCTTTTTCTCTGTCTTCGTCTGCGGCTAATTGCCACGCTTCGTCGTACTGCTGCTTCAGGACACCCAGACGCTCAGCGCCGCCGGGCACCTTCAGGGCCAAGTAGTACGCCAAGCCCGCCACCATACAGGGCAAGAAACGGAACGGCATGTCCATTGTGTTGACGCCGTTGCCCGCATCTTGGATGCGCTTCAAGCGCCAGTACACGAACACGTACGGCTGCGAGTTGTCTGGCACAGGCCAGACCGTGAATCTTGGGGTATTCAAGCGCTCAATCCAGACCTGAATCGGACGGGCCTGCTGCAGCTTGTTGGGGATTGTGGCGTAGGTAGAAACACTAATACGCGTGATGGTCAGGTCGGCCTGTGTTGAAGCACTGCCCGCACCGGTGCGGATCACATGCTCCAGCAAGTCCACAGTGTCGGCAGGGAGGTTATATGTCGCTTGGCCCGGTATCAGGTTAATGGAGCCCTGCTCGAACGTCCACATGTTGATGCCACGGTTGGCCCAGTCAGCAAACATCAAGTTCAACGACCTGCGGGCTGTCTTCAAGTCATAGCCCGTGCGCATCTCCGAGCCCACGCGCTCGAACGCTTCCTCAACGATTTCCGTCAGGTCGAGGTTGAACGATGTGGTGCCGGATGTTGTCATCTGAAGCTCGCTGTCTTTTTGGCGATGGTCTTGGGCTGGGCCACAAACTGTTTGCCCGCCGCCTTACCAGCACGTTTGGCTCTCGTGGTGGCCGCATACTCTGCGGGACTGAGCGATTTTATCGCCTTCTCCGGCAAATAGCGCTCTCCAGTTTTGGAGGACGGCTTCCCACTCTTGGTGCGCCACTTCTGGTCGCCCCAGTCTTTGAGGGATTGCTGGGGCGCTTTCACGTCAGTCCCTGTACCCGCCGCCAGCGGCCTTGTACTTCTTTGCCACAAGCTGGGCCTTACGGGCTGACCACTGGCCAGCACCGGTGCCGTGCGTTGCAGCAGCCTTGACTTGGCTCACGATCCGCTTACGCAGACTTGGCTTGGTGTAGTTGCCAGCCGCATTGACTTTACCGCCTTCAGCGTACTGCGTGAAGTCGGTGTCATCCCGGCGAGCTTTACGCACGCCTTTGGGCATTTTGGAGGGGGCGATGTCCCCCATGCCGCGACTCGCTCTCATTTCAGCAAGCCTTGCCGCCGTAGGCCATCTTGACCATGGTGCCCTTGGTATGCCCCTTGGACACGCAGCCGTCAGCGCGAGTCACGCCGCCCTTGGCGTAACCTTTTTGCCCACGAACTGAGTCGCGGGGGTCTTTAGAAGGCTCGACGGAGGAACGCTTGTTGTACTCGCGCTCAGCCCCCTCTTGCATCTTCTTGTCCGCAATCATCTGACGGGCTTCTTTTTCTGCTGGGCTCATATTGCTCTCCTTAGCAAGTTTTGCCACCACGGGCCATTTTGGGCATCGCGGCTTTGGTCTTGCCTTTGGTGGCAATACCGTCGGCGGAGCGAGTAAACCCACCAGCCTTCATCCCGGAATGGGCTTTGGAAGCTGGCGCTGCGGCATGAGCCTTCAAAGAAGTGGCGATGCCACCTTTGGCCATTTTGGCTTCAGCCATTTCATGCTTAATCATGGATTTGGGAGCGCCCTTTTTCTTCATGAACGCGACCTCTTTGGCCATCATTGCTTTAGATTCTTTCATTTCACCACCTCGTGCAAATAGTTCCGACTTGCCCTGATCAGTATCAGGACGACCAATTTTTTGAAGGTCGGCACGAGATTTTGGCCCCTTACCAAACTTCACCCCTTTGTCCGCTTTCACGAACTCCTTGCCCACCGAGGCGGGTACTCCTGCCTTCTTGGCAAACGCGGGGTTGTTGGCCACCGCCGCCATGAAGTTGTGCTGTTTCTTACTAACTGATGGCACTTCGCTGCTCCTTCATGAAGTCATCAATCTTGCCTTCAAGTCGATCCAAACGAGTGATCACTCGGTTGATGTCGTTGTGCATATCCTGCTTGGTCACAAACTTGTCGGAGTGCTCTTCCCGAGTTTTGCTCAGGAGAATACTCAGGCGTTTGACCTCGTCATGGGAGATTTTTACCCAAAACAAAAGCAGCGCCGAAGCGAACGACAGAACGGTATTCCAGACTGGCAAGTCCATATCAGCACTTCCACCTTGCGAGAGCAGCTGCCTTGCGGGTAGGCTTGCCCTTCTCGTCTTTCATCGGACCGGGCATACCTGACATGCGTGCGCAGAACGAGTCCTTGCGCTTGCCACCCTGCGGCTGCGGGGCTTTCAGGTTGCTACCGGTTGCAGCGTTGTACTTGGCGCGGCCTTTGGCCGTCAACCCGGCTCCTTTGGAGATAGGCAGCTTTTCGCCACGACCAACAGCAAGTGAAGGTGTTTTCTTAGCCATTGACGACTTTCAGTTTTGGCGTGCAGTGCTCTTCGAGAAGCGGCTTGAGCACGTCCTCTTCAAAGTTACGGGTAAACTTTTCTTGGCCAACGTGGGGCAAGCTGATCGAGGGGTCGAGGAAAACAGTAAAACCATCTTCAGTTGCGCGATCGCAAAACAGATAGTCTTCCCCGTAGTACTCACCATCCACAATTTTCAGGTCAAAAATCGCACTGTCGGTGCGGTTATCGACGTTGTTGTTATACGCCCACTCGGGGTGGTTTGCGATCATCGTCTCAAGGACGTGGCGCTGAATCATCATGAACCCTGTGCCAATACGCTTCACACGAAGCAAGCCGTTGGCGTCAAACTCCAAGCCACCGTTCTCGTCGAGGTAGTAGTCAAGGAAGAATTTACGGTCCATGCCACGACGGGGGTAAATACCAGCCGTGATGTCTTTGTCCAAGCTCAGCGCCAGCAGGCGGAGCACTGCGTCGGCGGTAACCACCACGTCGGCATCAACGAACAGAAGCGTATCTGCGTCGGATTTGAGGAAGTCCGCAACCAAGCAGTTGCGAGCCTTCGTAATAAGGGAGCACCCCGAGAGGTGCGTGAGATAGAGCTTAACCCCCAACGACTGGACCTGAACGGCCAGATTGGACAAGGCAAAAGCTGAATCAATGTTCAGTTTGCCATCGTAAGCCGGAATCGCAATCATAAGTTTGCGACCAGCTAGGTTAATGCTCTTCTCGGTATCAGGCATAGAACACCGTTACTTTGGCGTTAGACAAAGTGGCGTAGATATTGGTCTCGAACAACACGCCTTCGGCTGGAATCAAGATGTTGAATGTCTCACCGTTTGCCACAGTGTTCAATGTCATGACTACCGTACCGCCGGAGCCGCCATCTCTGAAAACAACGCTACCTGCGGACGTGCCGGGTTCGATCACGACGCTGCGCAAGCGTGCGCGATTAGCATATGCTGTTCCAGATGCCGCCAACGATACGGCTTTAACGTCGGTTTGCATACTCATAATTAATCTCCTGTAAAGCAGGGGCCGAAGCCCCTGAGATCAATTAGGAAGCAGCAATCGCTGTACCTGCGGGAGAAATCCAGTTAGAACCGTTCCAGACGGCCAAGCAAGGTGCGCCAGCCAAACCGTTAGAGACGTAGATAACTTGGCCTGTGGTCTTGGCGGAAGCTGCAATTGCGTTAGCCGAAGTCACAGTGTAGGTAGGAGCGATGAAGCCGTTTGTCGATGCGACTGGGCCGGAGAAGGTAGTGCGTGCCATGATGATTCCTCATGCGGTTGAGGCGTATCTGTCTGCATGACGTCGGCCCGGAGCCGTCAGATACACCGGAAAGTCCGGGGTTGGTGCAATATACACCAAAAGAAAAAGGGGCACAAGGCCCCTTTTTCTATCAGACACCGAGGTATCAGGACGAACCCGAAGAACCCCAGATACCCAGAGCATCCGACCAGCCGAAGCTGTAACGCTCACGGGCTTTGTAGCGGACGTTGCCGGTGTCGAAATCACCGTCCATGCTGTTTTGCAGCGGAGTACGGATGAAGTGCTTCAGGCCGTTTGGAACGTCTGTGATCAGGAACCAAGCGTTGTTATCGGTCAAGAAGTTGTTAACGGTATAACCTTCAGGGATGGAACCGTTGTTGTTGATCGCGTTGATGTCGTTGTCAGCAGTACCAACACGCAGGCTGGTTTCCAACAGACGAGTCGCAACGAACTGCAGAGCCGGAGGAACAATCATCTTCTTGGGCTTAGCAGCGATCAACAGACCACGTTCATCAGTCCACTGAGCGATCTGAATAACGGCGGCTTCCAAAGAAGTCTCGTTCAGGTCAGCTTGAGTAGATGAAGTGTTGCTGTTGGTACCACCAGAGATCAGAGGATGGTTGACCAAAGTGCCGCCGCTGTTGTAACCAAACAGAGACACGCCGTCGCCACCGGGATAAGCGCCATTGAAGCCGTTGTTCAGAACAGCGGCAGCCTTGACTTGCTTGGTGTAAGCCATGGCACGGGCCAAAGACTTGGTGTAACGAGCGGACAGGCTGTCGTACAGGTTATCTTCCACAGCTTCTTCAGTGATGGAGAAGCCCAACGCGATGGTTTCGTGGTTGTAACGAGTAGACCATGCTTCCTGAGCGTTGTCATAAGCGATGGCTGCGCCTTCGTTCTTGACAGGAGCTGCGGAGAAGCCGGACAGCTTGGTTTCTTCTTCAAAGCTACGCTCCGAGGTTTCGGTTTCGTAGATTTCTTTGTGCTGCTCGCCGTAACGTGCATACTCCAGACCGAACAAAGCGTTCAGGCCGGGGAGCAATTCTTTGAGCAGTTGTGCGCGTGAAATAGCCATGGTACTTTACTCCTTAAACACCGGTGGTGTTGTTGTATTGGTGAGTGTTAATCTTCACCAACAACTCGGTGAAGCCACCAGTGCTGAGGGCGGTCTCAGGGACCACGTCGATAACACGCAATGGGATAGTGGCAGTCACGCCAGCGCCAGTCAGAGTGACGGCGAAAGCAGAGTTGCCAGTGGCAGTATTGCCGGGGTTCAACACCAAAGCAACGTTAGAACCGACATCAGCGCGGCTCGCAGTGCCCATAGTTGTACCAGAGGTAACAACGGCCACTTTGAACAGAGCTTGTTGGTCATCCACAACGTAAGCCAACGCTGGATTAGCGGTGGTAGACGCCAGAGCGGGGATGTACTGACCTTGCACTGTTTGACCAGACGAGTTCACGTACTGACCGCCAACGCAAACGCCAACGATGTTGCCGCTGTTAGTGGTGGTTGATTTAACCAAGAAACCGTCGCTGTTGATCAGCACTGTATCGCCATTGAAGATGGCGGTGCCGAAACCTGCAGCAACAGGAATCTGACGAATTGCACCGGCGTAGGGTTTACCATCAAGCGAATTGATGGGCTCCAAGCCATAAGGTGCCGAAACGGTAGGGTATGCCATTTAGGACTCCAAAAATTAAGAACCAGAACCGAAAGTGACCTTCGACTTCTTGTCCGAGAACAAGGGCATTCGAGGATCGCTATCACGGAGAAAATTGTTGTCCACAGATTCCATTTGGGCCTTGTTTTGATTGGCGTAAAACGCCGCTCTCTGCTCCAAGAACTCAGCCGGAATACGGCAGAGCAACAAACCACCCACTTCAACGCTGCCTTTAAAGCGGCCTTCAGTGGTAGCGTGCAGCATGAGCTCGGGATAATCCTCTGCTTTGCAGGGCTCATATCCTTCGCGTAACTTAGACGAGATGTTGCTTGGGTCGGCAGTGCCCAAAGTGCTTGTACGAACCCAACGATGGACCCATCCCGGACGGTTGTCTGGGCTAGGCAACGTTTCTGGCGGACGCCACGCTTTAGCACGTTGGAACGTGACTTCGCGGGAATCCAGCTCACGAGCCATACGATTTTGCGATTTGGTTTGTACTTCCGACATTTCATTCACCTCTGTTAAGCATAGCAACCTGTTTGGCGTAAAGTTCCAAAGGGACCCCAAGGCGGCGAGCGATCGCTGCTTCGGATGCCTTCAGTCGCATACGACTAGGCGGGGTGCTGCGTGAAGCCGGAGCTACAACGGCAGCAGGTTTTGTTGCACGGCGTGGAGGTTCTTCCTCGTAAGCCGGTTCTGACCTCTTTCGTGGAGGCGGGTCAACTTCTTCCTCATCGCTCCGCTCACTTTCAAAGTGCTCGGGAAAACGCTTGCGCATAACGCGGTCGATAGTCTTGAAATACTCATCACTACCAACGTATTCGGAACCATACTCGCGCTGTAACTTCTTGTCAAGTCCCATCGCAGTCATAGTCATTTCTTCGTCTACGCCCCACCAATCGCTGTTTTCGTTCATCCAGCGCTTGGTACGACGATCCAGAGGAGGGGGCGTTTCCTGCTTAGCAGGCTGAAACTCACGCTCTTCGACTTCGATCGGCTTCATAGTAACGGCACGATCGAGCTTCAAAGTAGCTTGTGCAACTTCCGCCTGTGCCTCAACCAACGCGTCGGAATCTCCCGAATCGTAGGCTTCTTTAAACCGTTTCTTGGCTGCAAGCAGCTCAGTTTCGGCGGCAGATTTGGAGGTCTCAATATAGGCTTTGCTGCCTGTAGACAACTGCTGCTGAAGTCTTTTGTTCTCCTCGAAGACCTGACGGGCAAATGCTTCAGCGGCCTCGCGCTCGCGCAGGGCTTCTTCTTTGGCACGTCGCTCGTCGTGGTAACCACGAGTGAACTTCTTAATACGGGCCTGAACCTTCTCGTCGTACGAGGCAAGTTCTTCTTCGGTGGGGTCTTCCACCGGCTCTTTCATGGGCTTGCGACCACGATCGGCTGCAGGGGTATCGTCTTCGATTTCGACTTCAAAATTGTCGTCCTCAGCGGCTTTCGCAGCTTTGGCGTCCTTCTCGTCGGGGAATTCAAAGTCTTCGCCTTTGAAGTTTGGCAATGGCATGTTTATGCTCCTTTATGCAGCGCGGCTAATTCCACGCGGGTCTTCGACAACGGCCTCAACCGAATCATCATTGATGATGCGGAACTCGCGACCGTGGATTTTCAGGCGGGTGCCTGAATTGGGGCGGACGATGACGAAGTCACCTTCCCTGCAGCTCGGCCCACTAGGGAACCGGGTTTTGTCTGCGTAAGCATCAGGGCCAAGCTTGACCACGAACAGTACGGGAGTCAGGACCTCCTCGTAGTGCATGGACTGGCCAGATTTAATGATGCCCACTTCGCTGTCGGCGTACTCTTCCATTGCTTCTGGTACGACGCACAGAAGGTGAAAGGTCTTCGGATCAGGCAGCTGCTTGGCTTTGTCCTCGGTGTTCTTATTCAAAATACCCGACAGGTCAATCGCCGAAGCGTCAAATTCAGTCATCAGACTTCTCCATTTTTTGCACAAGGTCGTTAATGATGTCCTCTGCTTGCCTTAGACCTTGGATAAGCCCGCAGAGGTGTTTGTATTCAGCATGATCCTTAGCGCTACCACGGCTGACCGCGTCTGCGTAAGTACCACGCTGCTCTACAAGTTGTTTGACCGCATAGGCCAGAATTTGATAGTCTCTCACTTGCTCTCCTTCTTAGGAGGTTTGTTGCTCTGGGCCTCACGCTGACGTGCTTGCTGCATCATCTGGGCTCTGTGCTTGGCAGCATCAATCCCCATGCGGACGCCCTCGGCTTCCATCTGCTTGTTGAGTTTGTCGCGTGCAGCGGCAGCGGTGGCACCCACCTGCATAGCCGCGATTTCTTTCTGGGCAGCGATGCGCTCCTTCTCGATCTCCAGCTGGTCGGCCTTGGCCACAGCGTCAACTTGGAGTTTCTTCTCCTTGAGCTCCAAGTCTTTCTGTTTGAGCTGCAACTCCTGCTGCTGCATCTGCACAACGGGGTCTTGAGCTTGTTGAGCCGCTTGCTGTTGAGCCGCTTGCTGCTGGTCACGCTGGAGAATCTGCTGCGATGCTTGCGCTGCCATCATGGCAATCTGGTCGGCCAGCTCTGGAGGAACCTGCTTGTTCTGCTCCTCAGTAGGCAGAGGCATACCCATCGCCATCTCGATCTGCTTGCGCATCTCCAGTGCAATGTGCTCGTTGATGTGCGCCATAGCCGCAGCCATGATCGCCTGAGCAGCTGGGTTCATCTGCAACAGCTGCTGAACTCGGGGGTTCTGGATGGCAGACATGTGCACTTGGATGTGCGCTTGATGGTTCTGCTCAATGAACGCTTTGACCGGCTTGCCGTTGAGCACTGCTTGGTTCTCCGACACTGGGTCAGTAGGAACTGCATCTTCTTCCATAGGCACAAGCTTGGAAGCATTCTTGATCCCTAGCACTTCAATCATCTGGCGATGCAGCAGGGGCAAGTTGTACAAGTTCGGTGCGCTCTGGGCCAGCTGCAACACTGCCTGATACTGCACGATCTTCTGCGCCATCGTGGCCGCGTTGGGGTCGGACACAGGGATCACGTCCACCAAGTCGTAGTCGGCTTTCTTCACCGAACGATCGCCATCTACTGGCTCGTAGTCGTAGTCATCGGGGGTGTAGTCGGCAATGATGACTTTCAGGAGTTTGAACTCCATCTTCATCGCGTAGTGCAGGCGGGCCTGAACTGCAGTCATCACCTTGAGGGTGCGCTCAAGGATGGCCAGAGTTGTACCCACTGGGGCTTGCGACGACATGTCGCTCACCTTCATGTCACCGCTGGACGCGAACGCACGGCCTTCTTGAACTATACGATCGAAGAGGGTGTACAGAACCTGACTCGGCTCTTTGTAGGGCAGTGGCAGGATGTTGTCACGGATGTTGCCGGAAGGCACATCCACGTCTCGGAATTCACCGGGCGCGATCGGGGTGTCGTCACCTTTGATTCGGAGGCCACGGGACTTGAGACCGCCGGGGAGGTTAGACAAAGTGCCAGCATCAACAAGCTGACGGATGAGCATCGTTGCGCTCTTGGCATAGCCACCGATGAGGTGGATGAGACCATACCCGTAAAAGCCAAAGCCCGGGATATATTGGTAGTGCACGAAGTGCTGGCGCTTGGTGTGGAGCTCGTCGCCTTCATACCAATTTCTCCGAATAGCTAAGACCTTGGTCGTACCCTTCTCAACCGTCACCACGTATGGCAACGCGATACCGGTCTTCTCACCGGATTTGTTCTTGTGCTCGAAGCCCTTGAGGTCCAAGTCAACGTGCATCTCCAAGAGGCGGAACCGCTCGTCGTGCGTAGCGGTCATGCCCATCTCTTCGGCTTTCTGCTTCTCGATGTCGTCCAACTCGTTTGTTGGCTCGCCCAAGTCCACGTCGATATAGAACCCAGCATCCTGTAGCTTCAGAATATCGTTCGGCGTTTTACGCATGACGTGCGTGACGCGCTCGGCAGACTCAAGGTTCGACGCGCCGTATGGCACTACGATGTCTTCAGCAGGGATAAACATCGCGGCTTGGCGACCTTTGCTCGGGTCGTAGTAGACCTTCTTGAACGCGCTGCCCGCCAGTGGCAAGTTCCACAACAGCTTCTCGTGCTCGGGGCGGTACTCAGTCATCACCTCAGTGAGCTGGTAGTTCATATCCTCGCGCACGCGAGTAGCCGCCTCTTGCACCAGTGGGGTGTCTTTGCCAATGATGGTGGTCTTGACGGGCCCCTGTGCTGGGAACGTCTCAGTCATTGCCTCAGACTGAAAGCGCACAACGGACTCGGTCAGCATGGGGTGGAACACACCACAAGCGCCAGCCCATGGCTCGGTGCGGTCTTCGTACTTCAGGCCCAGCAGCTTCAGACCGTCCACATACGTCTGCATCCACTCTTTGCGGTCGCCGATGTCTTTGGTGAAATCGCCCACCAACTCAGAGCCCAGTGAATCCAAGTCACGCATGTCCATGAACTCAGCCAAGTTGGCGTTGAAGTCCTCGGCTGTATCTTTGGTAGGGACGAGATCAAT